GCTTCAGGAGCACAAAGACATCGCCGCTGGCCAGCCAGGATTTCAAAGCGAGCTGCTGCAGCCCGATGAAGCTGTTCAGGCCAAGGGCGTCGCAGTTCTCGCGCTTGCTCCACATGCGGAACTCCGCTTCGGTGCGGCTCTGCCATTTCTTCGCGGCCTCAGAGGTCAGGCCAAGCAGCGCGGAATCCAACGTGCTTTTCAGCGTCAAGCCGGTGCCGACGATCTTTGTGCGATTGGTCTGGATTGCTGCCGTTGCCACAGGGGAGCTCATGTAGAGCATCCGGGCGCGCTGCCGCAGCGTGGCGTTATTCCGATTGATGTCTTCATTCGGAGAGCCACTGTCGGGCGTGAAGCCTCTAAGGGCGCGCCGTGTGGTACTGGCCCCGGCTTCGCTGTACCCCTTGGCCTGGGGTGCGCGGCTGTTCATCGGTGATCGCCTCCTGTCGGATAAATAAAGCGGGTGTCCCGTGGCGAAAGGAGCCAAACTCCACGGGACACCCAATGACAAAGCCGCGTCGCCTCCGCTGGCATTTGTCCAGGTTCATTTTCGTGACGCCACGAAAAAGGTGATCGCAGCCCAGGGGAGCATCCCTGAGCTGCGATCTGTATACGCTATGGCCTTTTCTCATTCCCTCCGGCGCCGAAGGGGGAGCTTTCACCGTCCTCATATCTCGGTGGGCCCAGGCGTTCATAAAGCCAAAATGCCGGCTTTTTGGTTTTACTGCCGGCGAAGCCACAGGCTATCGTGCATGGTAAAACCAAAGCTGCACGTTACCAGTCGCGGGGAATGATGCCGAAGGCCTTGCGGGGACGCTTGCCCTCCAGCGCGGCTCTCAGCTCGTCGATGGTCCTCTCACACTCTTCGATCTCGTTCTTCAGATCGGGAATGTCGAAGCGGGTGAGCTGCCGGTCATCGATCATATAGCTCTTTACGCCGCCTTCGATCAGAGCGATGTAAGCGTTCTGGAGCTTTTCATGTACGCCCTCCCAAAAGGAGAGCCGCTGCTTGATGATGGTTCTGTCGGCCATGCTGGGCCTCCTTCCGTCTTGGACTTCAACCGCCGATCAGGTCGTATAGCTTCACGCCGTACACCCGCGCGGTATATGTGCCGTTAAGGGTCCCTGTGCTGTTGCTGTTATAGCGGTAATAGAAGGTCAAGGTCATTGTGCTGCTTGATACACTCGCTGCGTTGACATAGACGCCGTAGGCTGTCGTCGATTGCCGGGTGCTGCCCGTGCCGCTGGAGCTTAGCTTGCTGTTCCACTTGTTGCTGGCGACCGTGTAGGTGTTTTTTGTGCCCACGCTCGATGTGCCGGTGAGCAGAATGAAACTTACCGTGCTTGTATGCCTGCCGTTCGTCGGCGTATCAACGCTCACGTCAACCACAAGAAGATCGTAGTCGTTGTAGCCGGTGACCGTCATGCTCTTGCCTGTGTCGGCCGCAGATGTGGACGATGTGGACAGTGTTCCCAGACTGGCGGTTTTAAGGAGCGTAAGCCCGCTTCCGCCGCCGGATGCCGTTCCCGTCACCTTCGAGCCGTTGACATAGGCGGTCTTACCCTGGGCGATATCAGCGGCGGCGGCATTGGCATCCGAAGTATCGTCAAAGCGGGCGGTGCCTCCCCCGGTTTTAGGGAGCAATACTGCCGGGACGGCTGAATAGCTCGCGCCCAGAAGCGTAATGTTTTGCGCCACTCATGCCACCCCCCGATCAGGAGATGGACAAAACCTTGGTGGTGGAGTCCTGAGAGATAGACGGTAACGTAAGGGAACCGGCCACGCCCAGGAGCGTTACTCCGCTCTTGATATTGGACGCGATGATCTTGGCTTGCTCCGTGTCGCTGATTTTGACCGTGCCGCCGCTGGTGTGTCCTGCGGGGATCGTCACGGTCCCAGCCTTTGCGGAGATCTCGCCGCTGGTGTCCCCATTGCTGGCCATGCTGCCAGATACGGAACCGGAGGGACCGAAGCCCGTTTTCCCGGAAAGGACGTCGCTGCCGGTGATGTCCGCGCCGGATGTATCATAGAATTTTGCAGTCCCGCCGCCAGCCTTCGGGATATCGACCTCCGGGACGCTCTGGTAGGTTACCCCGTTGATGGTTACATTCTGAGCCATAATATCCTCCTTTTATGAGACGGTCAGCACAGAGCCGTCCCATGTGATCAGTCCGTAGTTGGATGGGATGATGTTCTCCGGTACGGTCAGGGTTCCTGTCACGATTCCCGAACGGTCCGGGGTCAGATTTCCGCTGATTTCCGGCCTCGAAGCCGCTACGGTCAGCTCCCCCCAGATCGCCCCGTCCAGGTTGGTATCATGCATCAGTCCACCTCCGGCGTCAGTGTCAGGTTTCCGCTGATGAAGGTATCGACGGTTCCGTCGGCCATCGTGATCTGAATGTCGTAGTCATACGCCCCGAAGCCCAAACTGGCCGTGTCTTTCGGCGCGAGCTCCAGGAGCAGTGGATTCCCGGTGATGTCCTTGACGATGAGCGGGGAGGCGTCCTCATACTGCGTTTTCTGCATATTGAACTTGGACCGCTTCGCCGCAAAGCGGATCTTATCATCCGGGTCCGGCGTATAGGGCTCTCCGTTTTTCTTCATGCCGACCGTCACGCGGAGCGTGTCGCCCCTGGTCATGGTGATGGTCGTTCCAGATACAGATACAGACATCTGATTCCCCTCCGTCATGCGAGCGGGTTACCACTCGTCGTATTGCAGTTTTGAGCTGTGGCCCTTCTTCCGGCGCTTCGGCGCAGCAGGAGCGGGAGCAGCTTCAGGCGCGGGCTTTCCCTTCGCCGCTTTCAGCCGGCGCTCGATCTCGTCCAGATTGGCCGGGAGGGCCTTCATGGCGGCCAGGGCGTAATCCCGGCAGTCAAGAGCCTCGTTCCGCTCATGGCCGGGGATCTTCTTCCAGACCCACGGCTGCTTCTTGTTCGGATCGTAGACCTTGACCTCTGAGAGCAGGCCTTTGAAGTAACCGGATCCATAATCGTCCCTACGTGGGAAGTGGCAGTATTTCGGGCCGGGGCTTTGGACTTTCAGATTGTCCATGATGATCTCCTTCCCGGAATCGACGCCGATCTGATACTGCCAGGCAGTGCCGAGGAACTCATTGCGGACCATGATCTTCTGCTTCTTCGGCGGGCTGATGTACGGGCGATCCTGTCCGGGCATGCCCTTGATGCAGTACAGCTTTTTGCTCTGCCGCGCAGCGCACCGCTGGCGGACCTCCATGGTGAAGTGACCGCCCTCGTCCATGAAGTTCATAGAGCTGCGCAGCCCGACACCGCCCTCAAATCGGTATACGTGATCCAGAACGTCGTCAAGCTCCTGCCAGGTCTTATCATCGTCGGGGCGGCCCATGATGATACCCTTCCGGATTCCCCAGGTTTCCCCGAAATGACCGTGGCCCACGACCTCATACTCCAGACGATCATCCTGCGTGTCGATGCCGGTGGTCAACACCAGCACACCCTCCGGGAGCTCAATATCGCTGCCGTCCTCACGCTGGCCGTAATCCTCCCGGCGCGCCATCAGGGAATCTTCGTCCTCCAGGCCGCCGCGATCCTCCCACAGCTCGCCGAAGCAGGTGTTGTAGACGACCTGCATCTTCTTCGTGCTGCCCTGGGCGTTGAGGAATTTCAGGACGATACTTTCCCAGGTGGCCCACTGGCTAACGAAGGCATTGAGCCAGAAGGAGCGCGTCCCCTGGTCGTAGGCGGCGGGATTGGCGGCTACCCACTTCGCCGGAGCGCGCTTCATGGTCAGCTCGTCGCTGATGCAGCCGCAGCCGGGGCAGGCATAATAGAGCTTCGTAACCGTGTAGGTCTTTTGCCCGGCGACGATCTGTTCGTCGTATTCAAAGCGGATATCCGCCCACTGGATCTCGTGGAACTCTCCGCAATGGGGGCATTGACTCTCCCACCGTTCCATGGTCCCGGTCGCATAGGCCGCCTCGATGGCGGAGGCGTTCTTGATCGTCGGGGTGGACACCTCGAAGGCCATGCTGTTGTAGAAGGTGGTCTGCCGCGCCATGGCCAGATCCCAGGGATCGCCCTCATTGCCGGCGCTCGTCGCCCAGCGGTCCCGCTCGTCACCCAGGACATACCGGATCGGCTTCGATGCCAGGGCGTGCGCCTCGGTGCTTCCGCAGAGGGTGAGGATGCCGCCGGGGTATGACTTTTGGAGGATGGTGTTGTTGCTGTCCCTGGCCTTCGGATCGGCGACCTTTTTCCGCAGCGTGGGGCAATCCCGGATCATCGGCGCGATACGGAGCTTGGAATACTCTTTGGCGTCGATCGTCGTGGGATGGACGAAAAGGATGCTACCGGGATCCTGGTCGATGATGTACCCGATGCAGTTATTCAGCACCTCGGACTTGCCGACCTGGGAAGCGGCCACCATGACGGTATGGCTGATCTTTGGGTCTGTGAAAGTGTCCATGACTTCCCGGAGGTACGGGGTCCGCTCGGTGCGCCACGGTCCAGGCTCCGCGCTGCTCTCGGAGGAAAGACGCCGGTTTTTCTCCGCCCATTCGGTGACGGTCAGATCCTCCGGAGGGACGAGCCCGGAAAGGCAGCTGGAGATCAGCCGGTCCAGGCGCCGGATATCAGCATTACTCGTCATCGGAATCACGCTCCGACCAGTCTCTGCGCTCCCGCACCCGCTCCTCGTATTTCTTTGGGTCGTAATGGTAGTTTGCGAGCTCCCGCATGGCCTTGTTGACCTCGCGGCGTATTACGTCGCTGGCCTCGGCGGGGGTGTTGCAGGCGGCGACGTCTACGGCCACTCTGCCGGGCAGGGCCATGAACGCGCCGCGGACGGTGTAGACAAGATCCTCCGTGATCGCGGCCACGTCCTCCGCTCGATGCATCATGCCTTTCAGCTCTTCCGCTTCCAGCTTGGCGACCATGGCCTTTGACGCCTTGATCTGCACCTCGCTCTTACGGCGGGCCTTTTCCAGCTTCTGATCTTCTTCATCCACGGGGGAGGCCGTCGAAAGACGGATGAACCTCTGAACGGAATCGGCCAGGAGAAAGTGCCCCTTCCTGACCGTGGGAAGCGTTCCGTCCTGGGCGAGCTGCTGCACCCGCCGGGCGGTGACGCCCAGGACCGCAGCCAGCTCCGTTGTGTTGACCTCGGTCTCGTCGGTGATCTTCTCTTTGGCTTCTGCCATCACGGAATGCTCCTTTCCGTTGTGATGGGGCTGGCGGCAGGCATCGAACCCGCGACCCGCTGCTTACGAGGCAGCCGCTCTGCCGTCTGAGCTACGCCAGCGTGGATGGGCTCACCGGAATTGCACCGAAGCGCCGGTTTCCCGGCGAGACCCTTACCCAGATGTGATCTTATATCTTGCGAAGATGTAGGAGGTTGAACCGGCGAGTGTTGGGCCGCACCCGCCTTTATCGCGTCTTCCGTCAGGCTGGCAGAACGGAAGCGGACAGCTTAATGAAAGTATACTTGTATGAAATCCCGGAAAAAGTGCAAGTTTGGTGCGATTTTCGCCCAAATTCCCCCGAATCTGCCCGTCAAACGTAACGAAATGCCCGAATTTGCCGTTGGTAACTATGCGTTTTTCGGGGTCGACGAGCCCGCGGCGAAAGGGGTGGGGCCGTCACAGTACCTTTTTCGGTGTTGCAACAGCGCTCCTCGCCTCCCTGTCGATTTTCCCGGCTGGGCGCGTGTTCCCGGTTGTCTCGCGGGAAACGCCGCTCCTGCGCGATTCAGACGCGCGAGAGGATTTCAGCACGCGAGTATGTATTCCCCTGCGCCATCATGTTGATGAACTCCTCCTTGGAGAAGTCCGAAAGGCGGAAGATCTCTTCCGGTCTCATGCCGAGCTGCCGGGAGATCTCTTTCACGTCCTTCCCTTCGTCCAGGAGGGTTTTGACTATCGCTTTCATCGGCTCCAGTAAATGGGTGCCGCGAGCGCGGTTGTGCGTGATCGTGCCGTACATGTCCTCCGATCGGTCCCCGTGATGATCCACAATCACCACCGGCACCTTCCCGCCGAGCTTCGACAAAAGGGGTTCGCGTCCGGACACGGTCCAGCGGTGGAAGCCGTCGATGATCGTCAGGTCAGGGCGACAGACGATTGGAAGAGTCCAGCCGTTGGTCAGGATTGATTGGACCAGCAGCTTCAGGTTTTCCTCCGAG